TGGTAATAATTGACATTCCCAAGGTCATGGGAAGACTTAGAAAACCGTGTTCATCTGCTGGGATAGAAACCCCATCGTCTTCCACGTCCCACGACCTGAGAATTTGATTTCCGAAAAGCATAAATGCGTCTCGCATCTGCTTGGCATCATCGCTCGACAACCAGATTTGGAGGTCAAAGAATGTGGACAGCGGTACATCCGCCGTTACTTCCACATTCATCTCATTTAATTCATCGCTCCCGAAATCCAGTTTTAGGGTTTCGGTTTTAAGGTTAAACGGCATTAGACAGTACCCCAGGTAGGTGTCGTTCCAGACTGTAAGCTGAGTCCAGCTGTCCAGTTCAAAGCACCGTCATCGCCACGTTCTATGTTGTATTCGGTCACTAGCATTTCCATGGCGAGTTCTGGGTTGCTTGACGTGTTCCCACCTACTGCCAGAGTTACTGTCCGTGTTCCTGTTCGGGTTTTGAAAACATCGTGCGACTTATTACTAGCAGAATTAAAAACACCATTGAGCGAAACCGTACCGTCACCAAGCCCGACAAGCCTTTCCATTGCAGACTTATCTATTCCTGTGACGTCAAAAAGATTCTGCGGAATGTTTACGCTATAACTGGTGATATCATTGCTGATGTCACGAGCCGTTCCGCCACTGTCGTCCACCGCTATATAGTCTCCGAGTCCTGACTGCTTTGCCATCGTTTAGACCTCCTATGATCTACTAAAGCCGACCACTATTTTTGCATCGCTGAAAGTGCCTGTTGTGGTCACTTTCAGATATCTTTGAACTGTTCCTGACATCGCCAATACTTCTGCTGTCGGTGCGCCAGCCGTGGCGACAGTTGAGAAAGTCATAAAATTGGAATATGAACCACCGCTGGAGGTGGCTTCCTGTAAATTCACCACAACACTGCCAGAGGCAACGCTAATCACTTGGAGGAACCCATAACCACCATTGGACGATGAAGCCCCACTGTCTACAACCGTTCCCGATCCAGCAGACGAATGGGTGTCATCGTGTGCGGTTAACATCTCCCCAAAAGCTGGGACAATGCCGCCTGTAGTGGTGAAAGACGCTGAGGTTGCCAGGGCGGAGCCGTATGCTCCCTCGACATTATAGTCAGCTTCCTTGGATACCAAGCCATAAAAACCGTCACCAGCCGCTGACCCCAGGGCAACGACCACGTTCTGGTCTGCCGTTGGAAGTTTGCCACTGTTGGAAGTAAATGTAGCATGGGAACCTGTTGTAGCCGTATCTTCAAAATACGAATTGACAGACAGGGTTCCATCAGCGTTTCCCATCAGCCGTTTTGAGGCGGCTGAGTCCAGGGTTGTAATATCATATAGATTGTTGGAATACCCCACTGAACTGAGGGCGTTTGCGTCTCCAGACAAGTCCCTGCCCTCTACATATAATCTCACGTTTAATCCTGATGTTTTAGCCATATGCCCCTCCTATGGGGAAATCGTTACGTCTTCCAATATATCCACCTCATACGGAACGGTTAACGTCCTGAACGTGTTTCCGCCCATCGTGAGGTATCCTGCCGTAGCATCTCCAAGCCTTGAATCTGATACGTTGTCCGATAGATTTGCGTCCGCCATTAAAGCACTGTCAATCTCATACATCGTGTCCCATAAGTCTTCTTCGGCTTCTTCTCTTACATCGGGGCTGGTTTGAACCCTGAAGTATGCCCTGATAGCAAACGTTGTGGTCGATCCTGCATTGGAAAGTGTCACTGCTTTGGCTCGCCTTGATTCAACCCAGAAAGCCAGTACAGGCGTTCCCGATATCGCCAAGGGTTCACCACGATAAACAGCAACAAATGCTGGGCTTGAAATGCCCGAAAGCAATGAGTCGATCTGGTTCATAGCCCCTGCTCGTGTCATTGAAATACCTTCATCAGATGTTCACCAATATATTTTCTCCAGAGGTTGGGAGATGACTTGAGCCGATTTTCGGTTTTCTCAAACATCTGAAAGCCCTTAAATGTACTCCTGGCATTCAAGGTGCTAACACCTTCAACCCAGTATGAATATATGAGGTTTTGACCGTATCGGTTTTGACCAGCATCAAACTGTGCAAAATACGGCCCTGGCAAAGCGGCTCCGATCCTTCTTTGCAATGTGCCTGTTCTTCTACCGTGACCAGGTTTCAACTGCTTTTGAACCACTCTCTGTCCCTCAATCGTGGCAAGCTCAAGCAATCCCTTATTAACGGCGTCCTGAACCTGTTTCCCCAGGGTTGGGTCAGTTATCTTTCCAGTTAAGCTAATACCGACATCTATAAGACCCATTAAAAGGTGACTCCGTTGCTGGTGGACGCTACCCTGTAATCGTCAAGGGTTCCCAATACACTGGTGAGTTCAGAACTTGACCGTGTGATAGCCTGTCCACCTCCGCCGATTGTGTCAATTGTTCCTAAGTCCCTGTCCCGAAATGTGATTTTTGCAAGGTCTTTGCAAGCCTGGGAAACGAGGGAGGGATAGTCATATTTATAAACAGAAACACCGCTGGAGTGGGTTGCGGCGGTTGTGCCGTTTACCCCTCGTTCTGCTGTAAGTGTGTTTCCAGAAATTGCAGTTATATATAATTGCTCGCTGTCAATTAGGATTGTCTGTGCTGGGGAAAGACCTGAACCAGAGGTAACACTGATTGAGGTTGTTGTTGTAGACGATATTGCGTCACTGGTTGTGACTGATATCGTGTCAGCCGTATAACCCCATTGACCAGTTATCAGCAGGGTTTGTTGCCCTGCACTCAAGGAATTTGCGGTGTCCTCGTTCATCTGGAATATAGTCTTGGGGTTCCTGTTGTACGGGAGGAGCCAATAGACGTCGCTGTAACCCTCTGAGAGCGTTGTATTATCGGTTCTGGCAGTTTGCCCATAGGCTGTCACTGTTGTGGTGTTTATAAGCCAACCGTCCAGAGGTATGATCCCAACTCTTTCGTTGAAATTTCCGATGTTCCCTGGGGCTGTTGCGTACTTAATAACCTCATAACTGTGACGGAGATCTCCGCCACCAATGTCGTAATACCTTGATTCGGTTGAAGGCCCAAACCCACCACCGCCACAATAATCGTCAATCCGCCTTGATTGAGCCTCTAGGATCAACCGCAGGGAATCGGCATCTGATGTCCAACCAGAGGCATAACTTGTCCCAGACAAATAATCCCTCAAGTCATCGGTTGTGGTGTAGGTGTGCCGAATCGCCATTTACTTATTTTCCCCTGTAGCCTGTTCCTTGTTCTCTGGCTTCACTGCCATCTTCTTAAAGTCAGCAGGATATTTCTTGAGGGTTTCTGCAGGGACGTCATAGATTTTGCCCCTCTCATAAACCTCTCCAGTAGCACCGAATGTCACGTTAATTAAACTCTTAGCCCTAGCCATATATCGTCCTCCGTTTCTAGTGGGCGTGAGGCCGAAACCCCACGCCCACTGAGTCACCGCTTTATGCGGTTCTATACCGCCCTATGCGGCCCTTGGAATCTTGAATGCGTTTGCCAATCCTACCTGACCGTCACCACGTCTTGTAGCAAAGAAGCCTATCTGGTCATTCCCCATGTACAAGTCGTCATTTCTTCGGATCGTAAAGCCTACTCTATCGAAAATGTAGTAGTTTCTGAAGTCTCCGAATAAGGCGATTTTCTCGGTGCTTGTAATCGTCGCACCAAGACCGCTGACAACATCCGTGGTGACGTTAGGTCGACCAAGGATAAATGAACTGGGAGCGGCAGTTATGTTTGGAACACCTGTCACTCCGTTGCCTGTCAGGTTAATCTGGTTAATCAATGAGGCAATTGCCGATTTCATAACCCATGTGCTGTTAGCCCTGAACTGTGCGTCAAGTTTGTAGAACGTACCAACAAGGTCAGCGGCAACAACAGAAGTTGCATTGGCCATCGTGTAGAACGCTACATCGCTGTCTGACATGATTCCGCCATACTGGGTTGTATTGTTTCCACTGATAATTCCAACGTCTTCAAACCGTCCAGCACTCTCTTGGAATATCTGGGTTAGCAGGGCTGGGAGATTAACTGCGGAGTCATCCAACAGTTCTCTCGTAACCTTTACAAGTCCACCAGATTTCTCAATAGAGAATGGAACTTGACCAACCGTGGGAGTCTGATCGGAGAAAGCCGCTTCTTCAGCTATCGCCGCCCATGTTGCGCTTCCCATTGTTGGCACATAGCCGTCTTTACTCGATACACGGATAACCGTGCAGAGAGGTCGGAGCTGGCTACCTGGTACTCCTGGGTCATGAATCGTTTGGTTTATGAACTCTTCTGGGACAAAATATCCGCCTTCTGTATCGGTGTCTTCCTGCATAGCTTTCACTTCGTCGAGGCTGGCAGTTTTGAAGAACACGTTATCGCTTGGCGACCTCAACCACTTGACGAATGTATCGGTCTGGAACTGGGCTTGTTCCTTCTGGGTCGTCCCCATCTTCTCCTGCACCCATACAGGTTGAGACATCGCAGGAAGTCCCTTGACCCATGTGGCTGGTTTGTAATCAGCCTTGAGCTTTGCCGTGGTGTCCTCTGCGTTGTAGCTCTCAACATCCTTCGATGCTAGAGGAACTGTGTTAAGCGGTTGCTGGAAATCGCCTTGCAATTTCTTCAAATCAGAAGCCGCTTTGTCGATGGAATCTGCTGAGTCCATCTTGGCTCTTGCGTCATCTACTATCCTCTGAAATTCTTCAACATTTCCCTCGCCTAGAGCATTCTCGGCTTTCGCCAATAATGCACCAGCTTCTTGTCTAACCTTTGTCGTGTCCAAAATTTAAGCCTCCTTCATGGCTTTTGCTAATCTCAATTGCTGTTTTAACAACTCTAGTTCTGCGTTTCCATAGTCG